TTTGAAGATATTCCGGTCCTGTTCCCGGCTCATTGGCGAGATGCGGAAATACAGGCGCGACGAGAAGGGCAAGATCGTAAAGCACGACGACCATTGCGCGGACTCGTTGCGCTATGCCGTCCGATCCGGATTGAAACGCGCCCGCGTCCAAGCCCCACAACGAACAATCACCATGTCCGAAGAAACCTTCGGGCTCTAACCCGCGCGTCTGCGCATAGCTGGAGTAAGTGCAATGGCTCTTCTGTCTCTCAAGACGCTGACGCAATACATCGCGAACGCATTCCCTGCCGCCCCGCAGCGCACGGCGATGGGCTTCATTGCCAAGCGCATCGCGTCGGATGTGAAGACGGTCACGTCCTCGACCTATGTCGTGCAGCCCGAGGACAACACCATCGTCCTGAATCGCGCGGCGGGCATTGCCGCGACGCTTCCGGCGGCGACGGGCTCGGGCGCGGTGTATCGGTTCGTCGTGGCCGCGACTTTCACTGGCGATGCGTCGGTGGTCACGACCGGCGGCGACCTGCTGACCGGAACCGCGCTGCTGTTCGCTGATGCCGGCGATACCACGGTCGGATTCGCCACGGCTGCCGACACGATCCGCCTCGACATGTTCGACACCGGCAACGTCGGCGGCGGCATCAAGGGCGCGCACGCGGTGTTCACCGATGTTGCTGCTAATCTGTGGCATGTCCACTACGTCAGCGACGCGGCGGGCGCCGAAGCGACGCCGTTCAAGAACGCCTGATGATGGACATGATGCCCTCGCCTGACGACGAGTTTCAGGCCAAAGTCGAAGCAAAGCGGAAGTGGATCGCCAATAGCCTGCAAGGCGATTGCGATGACCTCGTGCGCAAATGGCGCCCGATCCACGCCCGCATGATCGACGATGAACGTCAGGTTGAGGGCATCGACGCTGGCACGCAGCCGACCAAGGACAACGCCACTGCTGGCGAACCTGGCCGCGATCCGCCAACGCTGAAAATCACCGCAAGCCGGACGGCGATTGCTGCCGCGAGGCTCGCGGATATGTTGTTCCCGCACGCCGATCAGCCTTGGGATATTGCGCCAGCCGACGAGCCGCATATTCCCGAGGAAGACTTGCAGCCGATGGAACCGGCGCAGGTCGAATCGATCCTGAAAGAGCGCGCGGACGAAATGCGCAAGCTGGTCAAGGATCAGCTGCAGGAAACGCGCTTTGTGCCCAAGGCGCGGCGCATGCTTGAAGATGCCGCGCGAATCGGTTGGGGTGTCTTGAAAGGCCCGGTAATGGGCGTGCGCAAGCGCAAGCGTCATCGCGGTCAGTTGGCTATGGATGGCCAGTCGTTGACGATGGTCAGCGTGACCGAGGTGCAGGAGGAATCGCGCCCGGATATCGAGTATGTCGATCCGTGGAAGTTCGTTGCTGATCTGGCGCCGACGATTGAGGAAGCGGAAAAGGCTTATGAGTTCCGTCTCATGTCGGAGCGCGACGTGCGCGAGCTGCGCGGGATGCCGGGCTTCGATGATGAGGCGATTCAACGGCTCTTGAAGCAGAAGCCAACCGAGGTCAGCGGTTCCCCGATCCTCGGCACGTATGCCCGCAAGAACATCGCGTTGGGTCTGCAAGAAAACCTGCGCGAAGTCTACGTTGTGATCGAATACAACGGCCCGATGCGCAAGGAATGGGCCGAGCAGCAGGAGATTGAAACCGAGTGCGGGTGTCAGACGGTCTGGACCTGCGACGCATTGCAGGTGAATGGCCAGCCGTGGATGTTCGTCGATGACGGCTCCCCGCTGCCGATGGTGCAGATTTTCTTTTGCCAAGGCGAGATCCTGAAGTTCAAGGAATCGCCTATCGAGAATGACAGCCGCCTGCCGTACTACGTGTACACCTTCCACCGGATGGACGATACATTTGCAGGCGGCGGCATTCCGTACCTGATGCGGTCAATGGACCGGGTGATTCAAGCTTCGTTCCGCATGGGGCTGCACAATGCGTCGGTGTCATCCGGCCCGCTGGTGTTCCTGCGGCGTGGAAAGGTAACGCCGGCAGATGGTCGCGGGTCGATTCGTGGGCCGAAGACGTTCTACGTCGATGGCGAGCAGAGCATGAAGGATCTGGTTTACACACAGATCATCGACAACAACGCACAGCAATACCTCGCCTTGCTCGACAAGGCGCTTGCATTGTCCGACGAGATCATCAACCTGCCGCTGATTGCGCAGGGATCGCCGTCTGCTGTCACGCAGACCGCATCAGGTCTGGCGATGCAGTTGAACGCGCAGAACATTTTCCAGAAGCGGCTGGCGATGAATGCCGAAGATTCGGTGATCGTCCCGCTGATTGATCGCATGATCGAGTGGAACCTCGCTTATGGCGACGCTGCGCGCATTGGCGGCGATTTCAAGGTCGTTCCGAGGACCAATGCCCTGCTCGTGAAAGACATGCAGGCGCAGCGGTTGCAGGCGGCTACGATGATGACCGCTGACCCGCGCTTTGCTCCGTACATCGACAACTACGGACTGCTCAAAAAGAACTTCGAGATTCTGGAAATCGCGACTGACGGCATTGTCCTGCCCGAACAGGAAGCCCGCGAGCGCGAGCAGGCGATGCAGCAGCAGGCGCCCGATCCGATGGTCGAGATCAAGCAAGCGGAATTGCAGATCAAGCAAGCCAAGATCGATTCCGACGCACAGATCGCGCAGGGCGACCAAGAATTGCGTGCGATGGAAGCGCAGATGAAGGAGCGCGTTGCGCAAATGGGCGTGGACCAGGCTTACGCCAAGCTCGCCCTCGACGAGAACATCACGCTCGCCGATATCCAAGCGAAGATCCAGCAGATCCGCGAGGCGGAAGCGACCAAGCGCACTAAGATTGGCGTTGATGCCCGCGTAGCCGCCGAGAAACTGGCCGCCGACGAGCGCAAGACGCAGCAAGAAATCGCAGTCGAGTTCCCGAGCGTCCGACTGGCATGAACCGAATTGACACGATGAGCCCTGAATGGCGAGCCATTCGGGGATATGCGGCTGCGCGCGTTTCGGAAATGACCTTGGCCCTGCGAGGACGGCAGGCGCCCGAGGAAACCGAGGACAAGCGCAGCCGAATTGAAGAACTGTTGAGCCTGATCCGGCATTTCGAGCCGGAACAGGTTGAGGCAGAGCCCGAAATCGAATACGGAGTTTAACGATGGACGAGCGGAATCAGCAGAATCCGCAGCAGCAGGACGAAGAAAGCCAGTTTGCCGAGTTCCTGAAACAGTTTGACGGTAACGACAAGCCGAAGGAACCGGAACCGGAGCAGCAAGAGGAACAGCCGGAAGCGCAGGAACAGGCGCAGCCGCCCGCGAAACAGGAACCGGAACAGCCGAAAGACTGGACCGAGGAACTTCCCGAGCAGTTTCGCGAGCGAGTGCGCCAGGAGATTCAGGAACGCGAGCAGCGTGCTCGTGAGATGGAATCGCGCTGGAAGGCACAGGCGGGGCAACTCAAGCCCGTACAGCAGAAGCTCGCTGAATTGGAGCGACTGCAGAAACAACAGGCGCCGGCTCAAAAGCCGACCGGCAACCCCGGCGGCATGAGCGATGCAGACTGGGAGCGGTTCAAGCAGGACTTCCCCGAGGAATCGCGGGCCTTCGAGGCTCGATTGAATCCAGTGGCGGAACAACTGAAAACCGTTGCCGAGAAGCTGGCCGCATTGGAACGCGAGCGCGAAACCGAGCGCGCGTTTGAATCGGTCAGGGAGCAGCACGAGGACTTCGACGAGATTGACAACAGCCCGATTTTCGGCATGTGGGTAAAGGACGTCAAGGAAAGTGATCCTATCGTCGCCCGCATGTTTGAAAAGGGCAGGCTCGACGCGTCCGAAGTCTCGTGGCTGATTACGCAATACAAGCGTGATTTGGCGCTGGCCAACTCAATCAGCCAGCAGTCGCAGCCCGCAGCCCCCGCGCCGAATCCCCGTGCGCAGGCGGCAGTGGACAAGCGGCAACAGCAGAAACGCGACGTCCCCATTAGACAGCATGGGCAATCGGCCAGAAGTGGCGCGAATGCACCAGTTGATCCCGATGAGGCGGAGTTTGCTGCTTTCTTGGAAGCGAATCCCCCCTAATCGTCAAACTGGAGTAATCCGCAATGGCTACCCGCACTTATGACTTTGCGGTGTCTGGCAATGCCCAGCACCATGCAATGAAGGAGTTCCTCTGGACTCCGGAGGCCCACACCTACCTCGAACAGGCGATGCAGAATCACACGATCAGCAAGAACAGCGGCGCCTCCTGCCTGTTCCGCCGAATCGTGCCGATGCCGATTGCCTCGACCCCGAGCGGCGTTGCCGAGGGTGTTTCCCCGAACTCGCAGGCGTGGACCCCGGACGACTACACCGGCACGCTGACCCGCTACGCCGAAATCTACGAAATGAGCCGGCAGGCTTACGACCTGTCGCCGTGGAATGAGGCGGCCGAAGGCGGCAAGCAGCTTCGCATCAAGGTGGACCGCACCCGCGAGCGCATTCGCTACAACGCTGCCAAGGCCGGCACGTCGGCGCTGTACAACACGGCGGCGATCACCCAGCGCACGGACGTCAACGGCGTCATCACGCTTGGCCGTATTCAGCGCGCCGTCGCCGAGCTTCGCGCCAATCGCGCCGAGCCGTTCACCGCGATTGATGGCGGCTCGACCAAGGTCGGCACGACCCCGGTGGAAGCCTGCTATCTGGCCTTCTGCTCGTCGGATCTGGAACCGGACCTGCGCAATATCCCCGGCTTCGTTGTGACCGCGAATGTCAGCGGCGGCGCGAAGTTCAAGGGAGAGTTTGGCGTGGTGCAGAATGTCCGTTTCATCACGAACGCGGATTACGCCCCGTTCGCTGATGGTGGCGCGACCTATGTCGCCGCTGCGAATCTGCGCTCGACGGCATCCAGCCGCTACGACGTTTACCCGATCATCATTCTGGCGAAGGGTGCGCTCTCCGCTGTGAAGCTGACGGGCGCGTCGAGCACCGGCATGGGCAATGGCAAGGTTTCGGTGCTGGATGGCCGCGACAAGGCCGACCCGACCGGCGAGCGCGTGCTTCTGACTGCGGACTGGTACGACCTGGCCCTTATCACGGGCAGCGCCTACCAGCGCCGCATCGAAGTCGCCTGCACCGCGAACCCGACCTGAACCCAATGAGCCCCCGTAATGGGGGCTCTCTCTTTTGGAGAGAATGAAATGGCAACTGTGTATAGCGATTACTTCACCGTAACCGACACTGGCTCGTATGAGCCGAAGTCGCCGAGTCAGGCAGTGCGCGGTCAGGTGGTTGGCTTTCAGGCCAACTTCTCGTCTCGCACCCCGGCCACTGGCGACGTGTATCGCGTCATCAAGGTTCCGAAGGGCGCGGTCCTCCTGCATCTGCACTACACCAATACCGACATGGGCACGGACGTTCCGGGCACGCTCGGCTGGGAATCCGCAGACTCCAATGCGTTCGACACGGACGTTGATTGGGAGGACGCACAGACGCAGACGGTTACGGATGCCGATATCGACGCGGCCACCGCGCCGACCACGGATGATTTCCTGTCCGTCACCATCGGCACCGTGAGTTCGGGCGCTGCGGGAACCGTGAAGTTCACTGGCGCTTGGTTCGTTCCGTAACAACGCAGGACCGCTGTAACACTCAGGGGCGCTTCGGCGCCCCTTCTTTTTTACCTCGATGGGAATAGCAATGAACGAGACTCGATCATTGACCGATGCGGCGAACGACGATTTCAACGGATGCACGTCCGATGAACTCCGTGGGTTCTGCAATCAGTTGGGCATCCAGAGCAAGAGCAACAACACGCGCGAATGGATGATCGCGCGCATCACCGAGAAGCTGGAGGATGGCGGCAAGACTGGCAAGATCGAAACGCCAGCGAAGGGGCCGCGCAATATCAACCAGCCGCCGCAGCCGGTGAATCTTCTTCCGGTCGGGCGCTGGGGTGGGCGTCGGCGATGGGTGAACCTCCACGAATCCGAGAGCGACGGGCGCAGCACTTGGCGCGCTATCGCGTGGGACCAGAACCAGATTTTCGTCAAGGCGGGCATGCAGGTCTCGATCCCGTACCCGCATTACCGAATCCTCAAGGACGCGATTCACGAAGTCGTGACCGTGACCACGCGACGCAATCTCGACGGGACCACGGAGCGCGTGGAGAACGTGCGCCGAGTTCCGACCATGCCGTTCGATGACATCGGCGACGACCCGGAAACCGCGCACCTTCCGTGCTCGTGGCACGAAATGCAGCAAGAAGACTGCCGCGCGAAGAACTACTACAAGGACAGCAAGCGGGCGAACCTTACCCGTCTGCTCTCGTTCATGACGGACGGCGCCACGACTCGCGAACAGCTCAAGGAAATGAGCGACGAGGAAATCCGCGAGCAAGTAATCATCAAGCTCGGTCTGTATGAGGAGTGCATGGCGTCCGACTTCTACCTTGAGAATGCGGCGTGACTTACCTCGAACTGTGCAAACACGTCCACCGGCTAATCCGGCCTGGCGAGGGCGATCCGGGGACCGTGCCTTCTGCGGTCACGGGGCAAACCGGAATCCTTGGTGAAATCGTCTATTGGGTCCAGCGTGCATGGCTGGATATCCAGAACGAGGAAGCTGAGTGGTTGTGGGCACAGTTGCAGTGCTCGCTTTCTGTCACCTTGGTAGGCGGTCGCACCTATGCGATGTCGTCTGTCACGGTGGCAGAAGCGGGCGTTACTGTCGAGAAATGTACGCCGATGAAGCTCCGCGACGGGCGACCGTTCGGGCTGATCTATCTCACGTCGGACGGCGTGGGATATCAGCAACCCGTCTGGTATGTCCCGTATGAGGACTGGCGCGGGTACTTCGATTACGGCACCCGTCCGAGTGGTCGCCCGCAGCACTTCACGATCTTGCCTGATCGTCGGCTGCAATTTGATCCGACGCCCGACGCGACCTACACGTTTACGTGTGACTTCAAGGCAGTTCCGCAAACACTGGCAGCGAACAGCGACGATCCTGCGGCATATCCCGCCAGCGGTCTGCCCGCCGCATATCACGACGTGATCGCATGGCGTGCGGTGAAGATGTACGCGCTGACCCGTCAGGAAGCGTCGAGCCTGTACGAAATGGCCGACCGTGAGGAACGTCGCCTGCTGGAGAAGATGCGCCGCGAGTTCCTGCCCGCTCAATTCCTCGACGAAGCCCTCGGCGATTTCGCATGAGCACGGTGATCGTTGAGCTTGATGGCGGCCTTAACGACACCGGCAAGCGTTCGTCTGAAAGTCTGGCGGGGACGGTCAAAGCAGGGCTGAACTACGAGCGCGGAATCGACGAAGGGTATACGCGCATCGGCGGATTTATCCGATGGGATGGGCGCCCGTATGCCTCGCGCTCTGGATTCGATTTCTACGTCGAGACGGCGACGGCAACACCGGGCCTGACGCTGAATGAGGTCGGGACCGTCACCTATTCGGATGACGAAACAGGGGATGCCGCAACCGCATCCGCTGTCGTTTCGTCAGTCGGAACGGTGGAGTTGATCGAGCCCGGTGTCTACTGGCACCACGGCACGGCGACGATGCTGGAGGCGGTGAATCTGGCCAGCCCAGGCAACATTGCTGCGTTTGCTGTTGCGCTTGGTTCTGGCGAATCGGAAAGCTCCGTGTGGCAGGAGTCCGAGTATTCCGGTTACTCAGCCCTTGTCGATCCGCTGCCGATTCCTTCGACCAACAGCAAAATCGCAGGCGCGCACCTCTTCCGCAACCGCGTCTATGCGATTGCCGATTACGCCTGCATCCGCATCAACAACGGGGTGACGCTTGATCTGAAAGAGGGCGCCGTTGTCACCAACGTAAACCCAGCGCCAGACGTGACTCTTGGGACACTTGTCGGCTTTCATGTTGTTTCCGGCGACCCGCAGAATGGTGATGCTGTCGTTGATCTGATCCTTCGCAGCTATGGCGGAACGGCTCCGTCCGTTGGCGACGCGATTCAGATCCAAGGCTACACCGGAAACATCGGGCAGTTCCTTTCGTTCCGAGACTCCCCTCGGGCGGGCCTGTTCTACGCCGACTACAACGGCGCGGGCGGATGGAATGAGGTGCAAGCTGGGCGCCGGTTCCGCTACAAGGTTGACAGCAGTTGCACGGGCACGCCGTTTACGAGCTACACCCGAAGTGGGTTTGCGTCTGACGTCACTCCGCTGGCAAGCGCAAACCTGACCTATGCCCCGTATGAAATCCGCACGGGCGAGTTTGCTTCGTGGACCAGTAGCAGCAGTCCGGGCGCGAATCCGACCGCGGCCGATCTTGCTTCAAGCGGCGGTAACGCGATCCTAGCCGCCCTTGGCACTGGATCGGGGTTCAGCACTGGCGAAATCATTGTCCGCTTCGGCGATAATGTAGCCGCGACCCTGCCGGCCGGTGCGGTCGTGGTCGGTATCGAGGTTACGATTCGCCGCGCCAATTCGGCCGCAGTCGGAACGATCCGCGATCAGACGGTTCAACTTGTTGGCTTGACTGGCGCGCCTGGTCAGAACAAGGCCGATCTAGCCGCAGTGTGGCCGCTCAATCTGGTCTATGCCGACAAGACCTATGGCGGCGCCCTTGATACGTGGGGGCACACAATCAAGACCGAGGACATCACGGGC